ACTTCACACTTTAGCTCACTTTAGATCACTTCACACTTTAGCTCACTTTTTTTTACGTGAACACCAGCGACAGCTCATCATCCCCGCTGTTACGGTTGAGCTGGCAATCGATCCCCAGGCTCCGGATGCCGTCCCGGTCGGCCTCGTCGATCTTGGTGTACTGCGCCTTCGGCGCGGTGATGGTGCAGATGTTTCCGGCAGTACTGCCCACAACCGTGGACAGAGCCCCCTCGGCGCCGGATCTTAATTTCCCGTAGAAATCATAGGTGGCAACCAGTACTTTTTCCGGATCGAATGTCATGATGGGCACGCGGCTGGAAATGATTGTTGAAAAATATCCGCTGGCCTTGTTTGCGTCGGACCGCAAGCCAAGGGCATTGGCCATGTCAATTTCCAAAGACGACAGCAGCGCCGCATAGCTGTCTATGGTGAGCTGGGCGCTTAGAAACGCCGGTGGTTTTGTGGAGTCATAGGATACTCCGGAGAGCAATGCACCATCGGCCACGGAAAAATCAGCGCCCTTGAATGAAAAACTTAACATACCGGGTTCACCGTTTTTCAGCGCCAGTTTTACCGTGCCCCGGGCCCCCCAAATCTTATGAATCATGCCGTCTTCATACAGGGCCAGGGTATAGGAGCCTATGGAGGCGGATGCCGGCGTGTATGCCACGGAAACCCCCGCTGAAACATCCTCGGCAAATCCGCAACCCAAAAGCGCCGCGGCCCATTCCGGCGCTGTGCCCGCCGTCCCGGACCCTTTGAGTTCTATGTCGAACTCGATAGTTGCCGACCTGGCGCCCGGCACCGACGAAAACGGGGACAATGACGAACTGCGCATGGGGCGCTGATACATGGGCGTATCCGGCGTGAATTTTCCGTTGGCGTGCAGGATCGCATCCGCAGCGGCCAGCGTTTCCGCGGTGCCCTCTTCATCCTCCAGCTTGATCGCCAACTGGGTTTTTGCTTCTAACATGGTTTACTCCTTTCCTCGGCTTCTTTTTCCTCAACTCCGATCTCGGACGATTTTTTATCCGCTGTCGTTCGGGCGGCATGGTCGTCGATCACCGTAGTACCCCCCTCCCGGAACTCATCCTTTATTTTTTTTGTAAGGGCCATTGTGTCCTCCTGTTGATTACTGGCAGGCTTGAAATCCTGCCCTGCAAGGGCGGACTACGTCGCCGAATACAGCAGCGACTGCCCGGTCTCGTACTCGGCGGCATATATGGATATTCCGCCCCCGAACCATACGGCGCTCTGGCGAATCAGCTTAAATGGAAAAATCTCCAGGGAAAGCTGTTTGGCATACAACAGGTCCCGGACCCCGTCGAGCATGGCGTAGGTCCCCGGATTTCCGGCACCGCCGCGCCGGGCCTCTTCCTCGGAACGCAAATTCTTGTCGCACGCGAACAGATGATACGTCATTTTCTCGACCTTCCGGGATCCGTGTTCGGTGTACGCCGACCCGCCGTACACCACGTATACAGCCGGAAACAGGGCCACCAGGCGCTTGACGTCATCCTCTTCCAGTTCGCCCTGGTAGGATTTGACCGTACGCACGCCCAGAGACGTTTTCAGCGCATCCACCGCGGTGATGATCGCATCCTCGATTTGTTCGATGGTGTAATCGGCCATGTTAAAATCCGTCCTGATTTTCAGGTGTCAGGTGTCAGTGTTCAGGTTTCAGGACTGAATGTTCTTCCTGACACCTGACACCTGAACACTATCTTTTTTTTAGTAGTTATCCAGGGTGCCCGTACTGCCGTCCGATACCCGCCCCGTCGTGAAAACGCGGTCGCTCCTGGTTTTGGTGGTTTCGACTCCGGAATCCGATGACGGAGCGGGTGCGTCGCCGCCCAAGGACAGTTTCCCGGCGCCGATCTTTTCCAATAATTTGCGGTCCGCATCGCACCGCTCTTTCCGGGTATCGGGAATGGTCAAATGTGGCCGCCTGCCATATAAATTACAGACGGCCAGGTCCACGCTCATGCGCCGGACCAGGCCGGGGACAGCTGCCAGCGGCAGCGTATACTCCAGCGCCAGAAACGAATCGATCTCGTCGTCGGCATCCTCGATGGCGCGGTCCACGTTGTCGGTATCGACGAGACCGGTTCCCTCATCATCGGTGAGCTGGATCAGAATCTCCTCCGGGATCTGTTTTTCGATATCGCTTCGGGTGCAATAGGCCATTATTTCTTGCCTTTCGCCAATTCAAAGCGCTGCCGCTTGCTCTTTTCGACCAAATTTTTTGCGATGCTTTCCGGATAATCGAAGACGGCATCTTTGTCATGTGGCCCGTAGGGCGCCACGTTTACGGAGGGGCTGGGTCCCAGGTAGATGACGCTCACCATTTTTTCTTCCGTTTTTTTTGTCATTTCGATACTCCTTTGCAATTTTCTAATCTTCCTCCATTCTCGCCTCTCACCGCCCGTGTTTATGTCGCATACGTATCGTTGAACAGGTACCCCGCATCCGAACAAACCTGAACGATGTCGGTCTCCTCGGCGACCTCATAAACGTCCTGATGTTCCGCAGGTTCTCGCCATTTGGATGTCCGGCGAGGTCCGCCCTCCTCATATGCGATCCTGACCTGGAGCCCTGCGGTCAGCACCTTGAGCCCGAGTTTCGGGGGCTTGCGATACACAAAGCCCATGCCCCCTCCGGCGTTGACCGTCCAGATGTCCACGGCGTTGAAATCATCCCCGGCAGCGGTTTCCTCGGCATCCGAATAAATGGCGGATCCCACATGCACTTCTTTCAGTTCGAGTATGGCCGCCAACAGATCTTTGGTGAGCACGCCCCTTTGCGTATATTTGATTTTGTCCAGAATGGCTTCGCACTGTTTCAGCGCTTCATAGGTGTTGTAGTCGAGGACCAGATCCGTTGCGATGACTCCGATAGCCTTGAGCGCTTTTTTAGCAGTGGAAATATCAGCCAAAAACGTATTGGTACTTCCGGCATCGCTCCACAGCCCCTCGGCATCCACACCACCGGCATTCCCGTCCAGCCAGGTTCCTGCGGTAATAATCGAGGCCACCCGGCGTTCTTTCTTCAGATCAACTTTGTCCGACGCGAATTCGATGGCGTCCTGATCCGGCTGCACCGGAGGAGCATTCTTACTTTTTGCGAATCTTCGATCTTCGTCTGTAACCTCTTTCGCAAATGCATATTCGGCGGTGGAAACCGACACCGGCGTCAAAACATATCCGCCCCGTCTGGCACGGGTTCCCGGAGCCCTGATTCCCGCCTCGTCTCTGAACCATGCCCCTTTGAGGTATTTCGTGATCTTGGCCTTCGGGTCTGCCCCGTCCAGTATCGGGAAAACCCGGTCGGCGATATACTCGTCATTTCGATAGGCCACGGACACATTGGCCAGGGGCCCGGCTGTTATCTGTTCTTTAATATCCGGCTGTGCCATAATTTTTTTCCTCCCTATTTTTAAACTGCGAATTAAAAATTCGAAACCGCTATTAGTGCACCACGGTTCCCAGGCTGTACACGTCATACGTCGCGGCAGCCGTCATGATGAGCAAAAATCGTTTTGAATTGTTCTGTGCGATGGTCATGGTTCCCTTGGTCGTACCTCCCTCACCGGCAGCCACCGTAATAGCGTCCGCGGCCGCCGCGGAATTTTTGATGGTGAACTCGATTGCGTTCCCAATCCCCGCCTGGTTCAATGCGGCGGCCATCAATGTGCCCGTAGGCAGAGTATACGTTGCCGCCGATACGGGCGTACCGTCAATGAATCCTCCCAGAATCTCAGCAGTAGTCAGGGTGGCCGTGTCATCCTTTGCGGTGACGGTCATCTGTTTGACCATCCCGCCCTTGTTCCTGGCCAGCGGGCCGAGCAAAAATACCGAGCACAGATCATCTTCCGCGCCCGCCGCTTCCAAAACCATGCCTCTGGCGGTATCCCACCAGGTTCCGGCATCTTCTCCCTTGCCCGCATCCGCTGCGCCCACGTACTCATGTTTTACGAATGTACCAACGGCCAGGGCCGCACTAGCCACCAGTTTTGATTTGCCGATAATCATCACGTCGGCCGCCTCTCCGCTATCCGGCGCGTTCTGCAAAATGCCGATGGACACCTCATCCTCGCTATCCGGCAGACGCACGCCACTCGAATCGAGCATTACGAAATGATATTGATAGTCGGACAGGTCCTCCGCAGCTTCAAAGGACTCTCTCCATATTGCTTGTTCTGTAGCCATGTCTTTATCCTCCATGTTTTTTATTATTTTTTGTGGGCCGGGATTTTTATCCTTCCAACTCCTGCCGATATTCCTGCGCCAGGCCCGGATTTTCCTTCTGCACCTCGGAAAATGCTGCGCCGTATGTCAATGTTTTGTCCTCTTTCATTTTCTTTTGAACCAAAATCTCCAGCTTGCCGGCCGCATCTCCGGAAACGTCATCACCGCGCCCGGCGATCTCCTTGAATTCGATGATCTTAGGCATCTGGTTTTCGAAAAGGTCCTTGAGCCAGTCGTAATGGGTCGATTTTTTCTTTTCCTCTCCGAACTCGATAACATCGCTGCCTGCGGCCAGCAACTCCATGAATTGCGGAAGCCCCGATTTGACCCAGGCGGGGGCGATCTTGCCTTTTTTGACCATATCCTCGCACCAGGTCGAGATCTCTTTGTTTTGGGCCTCTCGCTTCGCCAGGATCTGTTTTTCGGCGAACTCGCTTTCCACTTTTATACGCTCGGCGTCCGCCGCTTCCTTTTTGGCGGCCTCGATATCCGCCTCGGTGAATGATTTCAGATTTTTGTCCGTCTCCCGTCGTCCGTCGTCCGCCGTCTGTTTTCCGGATTCCGGGTCCGCCTCCTTTTTCCAGAACTTCAAAAACTCCATGAACTCTCCAAAATTTGCAAACATAGTCTCCTCCTTTGCTGATGTGTTTTTTGCATTAAATTCAAAGCAGGCCGAGCCCGCATCATCTTCGAACTTCAGGTCCGCCAGTCCTTTAACCGCAGGCGGCGCCGCGCCCAGAAATCCCACATGCCGCAACCGGCCGTCCGGATAAAAACTGGCCGACCGCTTTTTATATAAGCCCTGCTTTGCGATGGCCTCGAATTCCGGGACCACGTCCCTGACTTTTGCCAATAGCCGGCTGCCGGATTGTTTCAGTGCCTGCACCCATCCGAACGCAGGGGCGTTGTCCTTGGGATGCCCCACGACAATCGGCGGTTCATGGTATGACGGGTTGAACGATGCCACAGCTTTTGAAATTAAAGCGTCCCCGTCATGCTCCCTGCCCGTGCTGTCGATCTGCTTTCCCCCGCGAAAGATTTCGATCCAGTCGCCGAATCCTTTAAAATCCATATTATTTTTCCCCCCTATCAGTTAGGTTTCCGTCTTCGGTTACCATCGGCGGACTTCCATCTTCAAAATGTTGGATTGTCTTTTCGGACAAAAGCGTCATACCATCTCCGCCATAAACCTGCTTTCGGATGGTATCAATCACATGGCCATCGAGGTAGCCATAATCATCCACGCGCTTTTTTATCAAAATGCCGTCAACATCTCTTGTTTCCTCGATCCACGTCAGGACGTTTCCATCCTTGTCTTTGACAACACTGATTGATGATGTAAATTCCTCTACAGGCTCGATTTCTTTATGACAGTGTGGGCAAATCATTGAACACTCCTTCATTTGTAGGTACCAGATTTTGAGTTAAACGATATGCATTCGCATGTCTAAAATGCCCTAAATAGGACATGATCGATTCTCTTGTAGCGCTCCGGGCGAATATCTTCTGTTTTAAATTATTGGTCACGCGCCGCCGCACGAGAATATAAAACGGCCTTACGATGTACCCCAGATAATCGATGCCGTTACCGATTGATATGATGGACGTCTTCTTTTCGTTAAGATCAAGGTCCAGGGTACTTTTCAAAAACGCATCGACCTTTTCGTTCCATATTTTCAGTTGCTCTTTATTTTCGTGTAGAATCAGAGCATCGTCCGAATAGCGCATGTAATACCGGCACTTCAGATCATGCTTTACAAATTGATCCATCTCGTTTAAATACGCGTTCGCAAAAAATTGACTCGTTAAATTGCCGATCGGCAGCCCCTTGTTTTTATCCTGCCAGAAGAGCGATTTGTGTTTAGGCACATACTGAAGCAGATCTTTTCCTCTGGTCATTCTGCAATCTTTGGTGCAATCGTTGAAAATGATTGTTTCAGCCAGCCAGATCATGTCAGGATTGCTGGTATATTTTTTCACCAAGTTGAACAGAATGTCTTTGTTGATGGTGACGAAAAAAGATCTCACGTCCAACTGTAGACAGTATGCCCAGCGCGAATTGTTCCGAGTCACGCTCCGGGCAAATCCCTGCAATCGCTTAACTGCTGCATGTGTGCCTTTATCTTTTCGGCATGCATAGCTGTCATAAACAAATTTGGGCTCTGCCATCGGCTCCAGATGATCCACCAGTACATGATGAACAATCCGGTCCCTGAAATCGGCAGCAAAAATCTCCCGCAGCTTTGGTTTATCCACCACAAAGCAGATGGACCGCGCCGGCCGGTAGGTCTTGTTGTTTAATTGCTCAAGCAGGCGCAGCAGATTCTGCTCCGCATTAATCTCGAATGCGAGCTGGTTGATGGTGTTTCTCTTGTTCTTGCGGCACCTCAAATAACTGTCGTATAACTGCCGATAAGTAAACATTCCTCGATATCCTCTGACGACTCGCACATACCGCCTGTAAGACTGCTTATTGTTGTTGTTCACGTTGCCATTGTTGAAATTGACGTTCCAGGCGTTCGCGCTATTGCACGGATTCGTAGACGCTTAGTTTATTCACTTTAGATCCCGATGCCGATCCCGGTATGGGTACGGCGCAGGGATAATTTTATGCCGCTTCGGCGGAATAAACGCAGGATAACCTGGCACGCTTGATCCGCTGTTTATTGCGAATCAATTCCGGCCGGATTGCTTTTTCTGCGATTTCAACCAGCCCGCACATTGTCTCAAAACGCCATCCGTCATCTTGACCGATACGGCAAAGCTTTTAAAATTATTGAACGCTTTTACTTCTTTGCAGACCTTGATCAGAATTTTAACCTCTTCCAGTACATCTTTCAGCTCCAAAAGCATCGGGACTTTATAGTGCGCATCGTTAATTTTGACGATGAGCATTACTGCTTTTGTGCTGAGCCGCCTCAAGTCCGCTCCGATAACATATCGGTGATGCCTATCGAAGTGGCGGATGATTTTTTCGAGATAAACACATAAATCCAGTGCCGCCTTGTAAATCGGCAGATGCTCATGTCTCGCCATTTGTCAAAGACCAAATAACCGAATCAATTAAATGCCTAAATAATCTATCCTCTGACGACTCGCACATACCGCCTGTAAGACTGCTTATAGCCGTAGCCCACGTAGCCATCGCCGAAATGGACGAGCCAGGCGAGCGCGCTACCGCACGGATACGCAGACGCTGACCAATGATAGTCGGTCGGCGTGCTGGGAAATGCCACCGTATCGATGCAAGGAGAACAATTGCCGAGATTGACAATAGATATAAATTCCGAATGAGAATTTGGAACCCGCCAATCCATGTAGCCGCCCAGAGCGTTTGCGTTGGCCTGGGCCAAAAAATCCCAGATCAAGCCACCAACCGTCTCGATAGAAACCGATGCCCCTGCGGATTCATCGGACAATGCTTCTACTGTCACCAGGTTATTAGCGGAGATTGAGGCTACCGTATATTCGCCGTCATTGCTCCCTGAGCCGGAGATCAAAAATATGCGGCCAGCGCACAGGGCATCCGCACTGAAATCTCCACCAACAGAATTTATGGTTTTGGACGCGGCATCAAAGGAAATGTCGGTTTTCGGTCCCAGGGTCCATTGCGACCAAAAGAGTCTTCCATCCGCACCCGGTCCGATATCCGATGTCACAACAAAACGCTGCCAATCCAGACCGGTATTTTCGTCATGTACCACATTGTTGGACACATTGGCAGTTTTGCCGTTAATGGTGATCGCGGTGGTGCCGCTTTGGGCGCCGGTGGATCGGATCGTAAAACGTTTCGCGATACCCTTTTGCAGATCCCCGTCATCACCATCCGCATAGCTGATGGTCTGGCCGGTCTTTAATAATTGACTATGAGGTAGTCCTCGTATTTTAGACATATTTAGTTCCTTTCAGCGAAAATAAATATATAGCGTTCCGCTGTCTATGACATCTACTTCTATGCCGTTGCAAATCTGGTTGATATCCTGTTCGATCGATATCCCGATTCCTCCGGCATAGGAGTTTTCATCCCATAATGTCCTCACATCAGAATCAAGCACTACCAGATCCTCGGCAGCAGCAGCCGGTTCTTGCCACACCATTTTTGTTACAAATATTGGTCCGGTATATATTACGCCTGCCGTATCAATTTTAAAGGGGCTCCCGTTTAAATCATTCATTGGACTGACCTCCGTTGATTTGCCTGTTTTTCATTGCACTCCCCCGCGAAAAATTTCGATCCAGTCATTAAAGGCTTTAAATTCAGCGATTTCGTTTTTGTCCGGCTGTGGCAGCGGCATCATGCGCCTTCCAGTAAATAATCCGTGAGCGCGGCCCGGATTTCCGTCCAATCCTCATCCTGGACCATTAAAAACGGCCTTGCCGGGATGTCTCCCCAGGGGAGTATC